GTTAAGGTGCTAAAGGCTGACCGATGGTCAATCCTATATTCGATATTAGAGTCCATCGGTAACGATGGGCTTTTTCTATGGCTTTTTATGGAAATATAAAATCAGATAGGAGAAAAAGAATGATTAAAGTAGTAACAAGTGAGAGTGTCAATTGTGGACACCCAGACAAAACCTGCGACATAATCGCAGATGCTTTCTTGGATGAAGCATTAAAGCAAGATCCAAACAGCCAAATGGCAGTAGAGTGTGCCATAAAAAATGACAAATTATTTATTTATGGGGAAGCAACTACAAAAGCAAACATTGACTATGATAGCATAGCAAAAGAAGTCCTTAAAGACATAGGATACAAAAACGAGTTCACAATTATAAAAGAGTTGAGTGAACAAAGTCCAGACATCAACCAAGCAGTTGTGAAAGAGAAGCTTTGCGCCAACGATCAAGGAATGGTGTATGGTTATGCAACAGCTGAAACAGAAGAGTATATGCCATTGCCAATCATAATGGCTCATAAACTAATGAAACAGTATGATAATTTTAGAAGAAAGAACGACAAATACTTTGCAGATGCAAAAAGCCAAGTGTCAATTGTATACGATGGCAAAGAACCAAAGAGCATCGCAACAATTCTAGTAAGTGCATCGCACGATGCAAGCCTTACAAAAGAGCAAATACGAGATACAATTGCAGAAGAAGTAATTGCACCAGTGCTAGTACAATATGCACACCTAATTGCAGAAGACACACAAATCATAGTAAACCCAAGTGGTAAGTTTACAATATGGGGAAGCTTTGGAGATAGTGGCTGTGTTGGTAGAAAAATCGTAGTTGACACCTATGGTGGTGTTGGCCGAGTGGGTGGAGGTTGTTTCTCAAGCAAGAATGCAACCAAAGTAGATAGGTCAGCAGCATACTACGCAAGGTATGTAGCAAAGAACATCGTAGCACATGGCTTGGCAAAAGAATGCGAAATCCAAGTAGCATATGCAATCGGTTTGGAATCACCAGTGTCAATCTGCATTGATTGCTTTGGAACTAACACCAAAGAACTCAAAGAAATCGCAAGGTATGTTGATGAGAACTTTGATTTCAGACCACATAATATTATACAGGAACTAGGACTCCTAGAACCAATATTCAAACAAACAGCGTGCTATGGACACTTTGGTAGACCAGAGTTTCCATGGGAACAAATTAAGGATTAAAAATCATCTAAGGCATAGGCAAGACCTATGCTGAAATTAAAAAAGCGATAATGGGTTGTTGATTAGACATTATCAAATAATAAGGCAAGAAAAGGAATTCATAAGAGTTCCTTTTTTCTATGCCAAAATGGAGAAAGTATGCAGATTAAAAAATTAAAAGTAGAAGATTTGAAACCTGCTGATTATAACCCAAGAAAGAAACTGAAACCTGGCGACAAAGAGTTTGAGAAACTAAAAAATAGCATTGAAGAATTCGGCTATGTAGAGCCAATAATCCTAAATACTAGAACTAACACAGTAGTAGGTGGACACCAACGATTGGAAGTAATGAAACACTTGGGATATACCGAAGTAGATTGTGTGATAGTAGATCTAGATGAAAAGAAAGAAAAAGCATTGAACATCGCACTAAACAAGATTAGTGGCGAATGGGATAATGATTTGTTAACAGACCTACTAAAAGAACTAGACCAAGAAGGAATGGCAAGTCTCACAGGATTTGAAACAAGCGAACTTGATGAGTTATTCGCAGGAACAGAATACAATGTAAGCGAAGACAACTTTGATGTTGGCGAAGCACTAGAAGAAATAGATAACAAGCCATATACACAAAATGGCGACATCTGGCACATAGGAAAACACAAACTACTATGTGGAGATAGCACAGACCTGGACACAGTAGAAAGATTGTTTGCAGACAATGAGCAAGCAAGCCTAATCGTAACCGATCCACCATATAACATTGACTATGGTAATAGCGAACAGGATAGAGCAAAGGCTCGTGGCAAGATTATGGAGAACAGGAGCATCCTAAACGACAACATGGATGATGAATCGTTCTACAAGTTTCTATTCAAGTTTTACGAAACAGCATATGCAGTCATAAAGGGTGGGGGAGCAATCTATGTGTTCCATAGCACAAAAGAATCAGTAAACTTCATAGAAGCTATGAAAGATGCAGGGTTCAAGATCTCACAAACACTGGTTTGGGCAAAAGACCACTTCACATTAGGTCGCAACGATTATCAGTGGCAACATGAACCAATCTTATATGGTTGGAAGGTAGAAGATGGTAAGCCACACTACTTTATACATGATAGGACTCTAGCAACAGTGTTAGAACAGCCACTTGATATTGGAAAAATGAAGAAAGAAGAGTTGGTGGATTTGCTAAACAAGATACTTGAAAACTACCCAAGTGATGTAGTAAGAGATGCAAAACCATTGAGAAATGCAGAGCATCCAACAATGAAACCAATAACACTTTGTGGCAAGTTAATAAGAAACAGCAGTAGAGAAAGAGAAATCGTGTTTGATGCATTTGCAGGTAGTGGCTCAACACTAATGGCTTGTGAACAATTAAACAGAATATCATACAACACAGAGTTGAGTGAGAACTACTGCGATGTTATAGTAAAACGATTTGTTAAGGCATTTGGAGATGCTGAAATCTACCTTGAAAGAGGTGGAAAACAAATACTATTCAAGGACACAAAATTGTTTGAAAAATAGCGGTTTTTTTTCGCATAAACCCTGGACTTTGCCGAACCTTTGCGGTATTGTTTGTCATGAAAATAGGAGGAAATAATGGACACAAAAGCAGAAGAAAAAGCAGTTGTGGTGGCAATCCTAAATGATGAACAAGTCGCATTCATAACTCGCAAATCATATGCATCAGCATTAGAAGGCTACATTGAAGACATGGTAATAGAATACCGAGATAACCCACCACCACAATCACTAAAAGATTTTATAATCGAGTGTGTGAGTTGCCTAGAAGATGAACACATAGAGGTTATAGGAAAAATCAAAAGAATAGTGAAACATGTGTATGTCTAGGAGGGAAAAATGAAAAATCAACAAATTATGATTTTAGAATTTGATGGTGTTCAAAGATACTTTATAATCAATGGAAAATATGCACCAGAAATAAGAGAAACAGTAAGAAGACTCATAGATGGGTTCTATGAGAATCAAGACAACAGATACAAAAAACTAATAGACTACATATCAACAGCACTACACGAAATATACCAAAATGGGGAAATAGATGACCATCCACCAACAATCATAATAAAGGCAGGATCACACAAATGGTAAGAAAACCTATAATGTACATTGATATAACAGGTCCAGATGGAAACATCTACTTCATACTTGGTAAAGTAAGCGACATAATGAAGAAAGCAAGAAGAATCACCGAGTTCAACAATTTGAGAGATCAAGTCTACCAAGGAACATACTTCCAAGCATTATACAGAATAAGCAAGGTAATAACTTTGGTAGATACAAGCGAAGCTCAAAAACTAGCAGGATTTATAGAAAAAGGTAGAAGAGAGTGTAGAGAGGTGGAAGATGCATAGAAAAAGGGGATTTTATACAACCAGGGAAATAAACATAGCAATGAAAAAGAACCCAGACTTTGCAGTAGAATTGCTGAATGCAACAATGAGATACTGCAATCAAGATTGGGGCGATTTATGTGATGAAGATAAGGCACTAAACAACAAAGCCTTGATCACAAAAGATAGAGTCCTAGCAGCATATAACACAACAGAGGGCAAAGTTTATATAATCACAGATGCAGGACACAAAGTAACAACAATATTATTCGCTAGCGAATACTAAAATACAAGATTAAAGGAAGGACAAAAATGCCTTCCTTTTTCATTTGCAAGGGGTTTGAGAAGTGAACGAAATTGAACAAAAAGGTCAAGCACTAGCAGACAGAGCAGTCGCCTTTATCAATTCCCTAAAACATACCAAGGGAGTTTGGTATGGCAAAAACTTTGAACTACTGCCTTGGCAAGATAAGATAGTAAGAGATTTATTTGGAACATTAAAACCAAATGGATATAGACAATACAACACAGCATACATTGAGATTCCAAAGAAACAAGGTAAAAGTGAATTGGCAGCAGCAATAGCACTATACCTAACCTGTGGAGATGGAGAATATGGTGCGGAAGTCTATGGTTGTGCTGCCGACAGGCAACAAGCATCAATCGTATTTGATGTAGCAGTAGAAATGATAAATCAGTGTCCAGCATTGAAGAAACGATGCAAGATACTAGCAAGCCAAAAGAGAATAGTATACTTACCATTAAAGTCATTCTACCAAGTGCTATCAGCTGAATCATACACAAAACATGGACTGAATGTTCATGGTGTAATTTTTGATGAGTTACACGCACAACCCAATAGAGCATTATACGATGTTATGCTTACAGGTTCTGGAGATGCCAGAAAGCAACCATTGTATTTTTTGATCACAACAGCAGGAACAGATAGAAATAGCATTTGCTATGAAGTCCACCAAAAAGCAAAAGATGTAATGAGTGGCAAAAGACACGATGCAACATTCTATCCTGTAATTTATGGAATAGAAGATGATGATGACTGGACTGATGAAAAGAACTGGTACAAGGCAAATCCAAGCCTGGATATAACAGTAGACATAGATAAGATTAGAGCAGCATTCAACAATGCAAAAGAGAACCCAGCTGAAGAAAACCTATTCAGACAATTAAGGCTGAACCAATGGGTAAAACAATCAATTAGATGGATGCCAATGGATAAGTGGTCAATGTGTTCATATCCAGTAGATAAGGAACGATTGAAAGGTAGAGTTTGCTATGGTGGGCTAGACCTATCAAGCACTACCGATATCACAGCATTCGTGCTAGTGTTCCCACCAGAAGATGAAGATGGTAAGTATGAAATACTACCATTTTTTTGGTTGCCAGAAGAAACACTTGATCTACGAGTTAGGCGCGACCATGTACCATACGACACCTGGAAAGCAAAAGGCTTGATAATGACAACAGAGGGAAATGTTGTTCACTATGGATTTATTGAGAAATTCATTGAAGAACTTGGAACTCAATATAACATTAGAGAAATCGCATATGATAGATGGGGTGCGGTTCAAATGGTACAAAATCTGGAAGGCATGGGTTTCACGATTGTGCCTTTCGGTCAAGGATACAAAGACATGAGTCCACCAACAAAGGAACTAATGAAGCTTGTGCTTGAGAAAAAGATAGCACATGGTGGAAATGAAGTGCTGGAATGGATGGTTGATAACATTTTCATAAAGACAGATCCAGCAGGAAACATAAAGCCAGACAAAGAGAAATCAACCGAAAAGATTGATGGAGCAATAGCAATGATAATGGCTTTGGATAGAGCAATAAGACATGGAGGCCAACAAGATAGTGTCTACAATGAAAGGGGAATAATTGTTTTATAGGTTTTCACTGGACTTAATCAAAACGATTCAGTAATGTTTGTTGTGGGAGGTGCATATGGCAAAAAAGATAATTTGCAACAAGATTCAATGTCGGAAATGCAAAGACATAATAGAGTCAGAAACAGAACACGATTTTAAGTTCTGTAAATGTGGTGCGGTTGCCGTAGATGGTGGAAAAGACTATCTTCGTAGAGTTGGCTATCCAGAAGACATAATTGAATTATCAGTTGTAGTAGAAGAAAAGTAACAATTTAATAATTGAAAAGAAAGCACTTGAGTAATCAAGTGTTTTTTTGTCGAAAAAGTAGGAGCAGAAATGGGATTATTCAGTAGAAAGAAAAAGGAAGAACGAAACATAGACCAGAAGACTGCTGACTTTATAAAAGGACTAGACATTGACACAGGTCAAATGAGCAATAGTGGTGTCGAAGTAGATGAAGACACAGCCCTAAAAATTTCAGCAGTTTATGCATGTGTAAAAGTGATAAGCGAAACAATTGCAAGCCTACCATTAAACCTATTAAAAGAACTAACTAATGGAGATAGCGAAAAAGCGAAGCAACATCCTTTATATACATTATTAAAGGACTCACCAAATAGCGAAATGACAAGTTTTACATTTAGAGAAATGCAAATGACAAACTTGCTGCTTTGGGGAAATGCTTATTCGTTGATCAAGAGAAATAAGTTAGGGCAAATAGTAGAGTTATACCCACTTAAAAGCAAGAACATGAAAGTGGAACGAGATGCAGTAAGCAACAATATCAAATATACATACACAAACAATAAAGGTCTAACAAAAACATACTCACCAAAACAGATACTCCATATACCAGCATTTACATTTGATGGAGTGCTAGGCGTAAGCCCAATAACCTATGCAAGAGAAGCTATGGGGCTAGCATTAGCAACAGAAGAGTTCGGAGCAAGGTTCTTCGGCAATGGAGCAAGACCTGGTGGAGTATTAGAACACCCTGGAACGATTAAAGATCCAGACAAATTAAGAGAAAGTTGGAATAAGGTCTATCAAGGAACAACTAACTCACATAAGGTGGCGGTTCTAGAAGAAGGTATGAAATACCACGAAATAGGAATGTCGCCAGAAGATAGCCAATTTTTGCAAACAAGGTCATTCCAATTGACTGAAATTTGCAGAATATTCCGAGTCCCTCCTCACATGATTGGGGATTTATCACGAAGCACTTTCAGCAATATTGAGCATCAATCCATCGACTTTGTCGTGCATACAATTCGCCCTTGGTTGGTTCGCTGGGAACAAGCCATCGCAAGGTCATTGTTAACAGATGAAGAGAGAACAATATACTATGCCAAGTTTAATGTAGATGGGTTGATGCGTGGCGATTTTGCTACAAGAATGAATGGATATGCCATAGCAAGACAAAATGGTTGGATGTCGGCTAATGAGATTAGAGCATTAGAAGACATGAACAAGATACCACCAGAACAGGGTGGCGATTTGTATTTGCTAAATGGAAACATGATTTCGGCTGTCGCTGCTGGCAATAGCGGAGGTGTGCAAAATGAAATAAAGGAAGGAGGCAAAAATGACCAAGCAAGCGGAGAAAAACCTGTTTGAGAGAAGAACAATAACCCTAAAAGAATTGCGAGTTGTTGACACAGATTTGGAACCAGGAAACGAACCAGCGATAGAAGGTTATGCATCGGTCTTTGAAAGTTGGAGTGAAGAACTCGGTGGCAATTCACCATTTAGAGAAAGAGTCGTTAAAGGTGCATTTGAAGAAACAATTCAAAAAGATGACATTAGGGCATTATTCAACCACGATCCAAACTATGTGCTTGGTAGGAATGTAGCAGGAACATTAACCCTGGAAGAAGATGACAAGGGCTTAAAAGTGCGAATTATTCCACCAGATACACAATGGGCAAAGGATCTACTTGTAAGCATCAAGCGTGGCGATATAACACAAATGTCATTTGGTTTCACAGTAATACTAGACCGATGGAGTTATGAAGACAACATCGATGTCAGAGAACTACTTAAAGTGAAATTATTTGATGTTTCGCCTGTGACATTCCCAGCATACTCACAGACCGAATGTGGAGTTCGTTCAATGTTTGACATTATGAGAAACCACCAAAAAGAGGTGGAACAAAGCAAAGAATCTAACAAAAGAAAGTTAGAAATGCAAAAACAAAAATTAAAATTTATAGGAGATTAAAAATGAGATCATTAAAAGAAATGAGAGCAAGAAAAAATGATTGCAGATTGAAAGCAATCCAAATCATTGAGAAAGCAGAAAAGGAAGATAGATTCCTTACAGAAGAGGAAAACAAAGAACTTACAAGATTAGAAACCGAAATGAGAAATTGGGAAAAACAAATTGTAAGATTAGAAGTTTTTAAAGGCGACTTTGAAGAAGAGTCAAAAGTAGAAAAGAAAGAAGATGCAGACACAAATAATGACAATGCAGGCGAAGCTGATGAAACAGAAGTAGTCAAAGAAAACCCAGAAAAGAACGAAGAAAGAAAGTTCAGAACATTGGGCGAACAAATGATGGCAGTGTATAGAGCAAGTACACCAGCAGGTAGAATTGATAGAAGATTAACCACCAGAAGTGCTAGCGGTTTGAATGAAACAAATCCAAGCGATGGTGGTTTTTTAGTTCAAAAAGATTTCGTTGCTGACTTGTTAAAGAGAACATACGAAACAGGTATCCTTGCATCAAAAGTTCGTAAAATTCCACTTTCAACAAATGCAAATGGTATCAAAATCAATGCAGTAGATGAAGACTCAAGAGCAAATGGTTCTCGTTGGGGCGGAGTGCAAACCTATTGGGAAAATGAAGCTGACAAAATCACTGGCTCAAAACCAAAATTCAGAACAATGGATTTGTCATTAAAGAAATTGACAGGACTTTGCTATGTAACAGATGAATTATTGCAAGATGCATCAGCACTTGAAAATGTAATTCGTGAAGCATTTGCAGAAGAGTTCGGTTTCAAAATTGATGATGCGATTTTAGCAGGAACAGGTGCAGGACAACCTCTTGGAATCCTTAATGCAGGTTCACTTGTAAAGGTAGAAAAAGAGAAAGACCAAACAGCAATTATCACAGTAGAAAACCTTGTTAAAATGTGGGCAAGATTATGGTCTCGTTCAAGAGCAAATTCAGTATGGTACATCAACCCAGAAATTGAGCCATTGCTTTACACTTTGAGAGTAGGCGATAAACCAGTCTATATCCCAGCAGGTGGCTTGTCAGAAGCTCCATATGGCACATTATTCGGTAGACCAGTAATGCCATTAGAACAATGTTCAGAACTTGGCGAGGTTGGGGATATCATCCTTGCAGACTTCAGTCAATACATCCTTATTGATAAAGGTGGCATCAATGCTACATCATCAATCCATGTTCGTTTCCTTTACGATGAAAATGTATTCCGTTTCATTTACAGAGTAGATGGACAACCAGTTTGGAACAAAGCACTTCAACCATACAAAGGTAGTGCAACAGTATCACCATTCGTAGCATTGGCAAAAAGAAAATAAATTATAGGAGAATAATATGAGTCAATATTTAGAAACAAACAAAATCGAAATCATTGCAGAGCCAGGTTCAAGCCTTGCTTCTGCAATTGAAACAAAAGAAGTAAAACTTGATAACTACCAATCAGCACAAATCGTTATTAGCACTGGCGAAGGCGACACAGCAACAACTAAAGCATCAGTTGTAGCAATTCTCCCAGATGCAACAGAACAAGAAATCAAGAATGAAGAAATCACAATCGGTGGCAACACTGAAAGCAGAATCAATGTAGTAGCAAACGAAATTGCTCACTACGATGCAACAAGCATCAAGATCAAAGTTGATGCAGTAGCAAGCACCACAGTAACATGTGGAATCATTGCATTGCTTGGCGAACCTAGATATGCAGTAGAGAAAGAAGCTAGTGCAGAAATCGTGGATAACACAGAACCAGTGGTAGAAGAGCCAACTGAAACCAACGAAGAAGAATAAAGATAAGGTAGGGCAAGAGTATGCCAACAATTGAAGAAATGAAATTATACTTGGGCATTGATGGGGAGTGGCTAGACTCCCTCCTTGCCGACTTATTAAAACTAGCACAGGGTATCATAGAAAAAGTGCTACGATACCCACTATCCGAACTACAAGAAGTGCCACCAACCATTAAGGAAACAGCCAAGTTCATTGTAAGTGCTTACTACAACAATAGAGAAAACACAAATGCAAGAGAAATAGAAAACTCGGTAGCATTATTGTTATCAGAGTATAGAAAGGTTGGTTTTTAATGGAAAAGAAAGAAAACAAAGACAAAAAAGTGCAGTTTTTCAGCATAAGCACCAAAGTTATAGATGGATATGAAAAAGTTATAAAAACCTATATCCATAGCAAGAAAAGTGGTGGTTTGTGGTGCTATGTGAGAGAATTGTCGGAAAATGAGAGATTTTCAGCAAGAGCAGTTCAAGTAGAAGAAACCACACTATTCAAAGTAGTATACAACCCAAAGATAATAAACGAATTATACTTGGAATTCAAAGGCAAAACATACGATATAGTTTCAATCGATGGTTTTGAAAATAACAAGAGTGACTTGGTAATTAGAGCAAATGAAATACTAGCGCCAAGTTTTGATGAGGTGCGATATGAGAACTATTAAGGCAAGAAAGGTATGTAGAACCGAAGTGATAAAACTACTAAAAAGCATTGATCTAGTGGAGGGCATTTCACTAACAGATGCAGAAATAGAAAAAGCAACAAAAACATTGTTTTGGCATGGTGTTTTGAGAAACCAAAAGGCAAGAAATAAGACAACCTATGTGTCGTATTATTTCCCAAGTTTTGAAAGCAAAATCAATGCAGATAATGATGACTTCCTTCGTGAAGTAATGGTTGCAATTGATGTCTTCAGCAAAAGAAGCTTTGACAGTAAAGACAATTTGGACTTGCTAGAAAAGATAGAAGACACATTCAAGGATAATGGCTTTGAGGTTGAGTTCGCAGATGAGATCTACGAAAACGAAACCTCATTGTTTCACTATCCACTAACATTATACAAAATTTATTAGAGGGAGAGAAAAATGGCAAATGAGACAGTAAATGTTTCCCAATTATATGAAACAGGAAACAAAAAGTTTTTTGCAGCAACACTTAACCCAGATGGAACATTTGGAGAAAAACAATACCATCAAGGTTTGATGGAAGTAAGCATTGAATTCAAATCAGAAACAACCGAAATCAATGCAGATGATGATGTTTCATTTATTAGATTAAACACCCAAGTAACAGGCGAAGGCACAATCAAATTCGCAGTGCTACCATTCAATGTTTACTCAAAGTTTTTTGATGTAAAAATCGACAAAAATGGTGCTGTGATCATTAAGAGTAAAACCAAGAGCAAAGAACTTGCATTTGGTTATTATTCAAGTGTCGGAGATGGCAGCGAATCAATGTTCACTATGTACAGGGCAGTGTTCCAATTGCCAACATTATCAAGCATTAGTTTTGATGGTAAGACAATTAGAAACCTAACACTCAATGTAAAGGTGTACCCACATGAATACATCAATACAGAGAATGAACCTGACAAAGTAACATACACAATACTAAACAGTAATCTCAATAAGGACATTTGGGCAAAAGTGCAAGATGCAATTTATATTCCAGATAGCACAGTAGGAGCATAATAATGAAACAATATGGATTGATAAAGACCATTAAAACAGAAGATGGCGAAGAAATTAAACTATGTGGAAATGCTTTCACATTCATACTTTACAAGAGTTATTTCGGCAAAGATTTGCTGAACGATATCATAAGTTTTGCAAAGAAGAACTCTAACAAAACAACATTAGAGAAATTAAAGGAATACAACATTGAAAGTATAGAAGACCTTGAGAAGCTTGAAGATAAAGAGGCCAATGAAGTGCTTTCCACAATGGAAGGCTATGAGTTTGACTGCGAATTTATCCTAAACTTCATAGCATCGCTTATAGCAACAGCACAATATCCAAATAAAATGGATGTTGGCGAATTGATTATGAGTATTCCTCCTTATGTGATCACCGATAAGAGCATCATAAGTGAATTGCTTGACTTTTTCTCATTATTTATTGCTCAAAAAAAAAGATAAATCCTGGAATGAGAAGTGCTGAAACAAGCCAAATAGAGGGAGATTTTACAACCCAAATGCTTTATTGTGCCATAAAAACAGGAGTCCATATCAACATGGCAGACATGGGGCTTAATGTTTTCTATGACCTAATAGATTATTCAGCACAAATAGATGCATTGACAATAGCCAAAGCAGAGGGAAAGAACATTCAGTACACAAAACCAATGAGTCTATCAGACATGACACTCAATGGAAAATTAAGGGGATAATATGGCAAGTTGGAACGATGGTGTTTCAAAGCAGTTAGCCGAATACTTTGAGCAAATAAGTGATTATGGGGAATATGCAATAGAAGCTATACAAGAACAAATAGACCTTGAAGTGGAAAACCTAATAAAGCAATTAGAGGCAACAACACCTAGGGGTGCAACTCTTGGACTTCTAAACTCATTAAAGAAAAGCAAGATAGTAGCAAAATACAATTGGTATGGATACTCGGTAGAGTTTCAAGGCGAAAACCGAAAAGGTGTTCCATACCAAAAAATAGCAAACATACTCAACTATGGAACTAGCACCATAAAAGGAACTAGATTCATAAACAAGGCAATTCATAACCTAAAAGATATGGATGAAAGAATATACGATAGATTTCAAAGAAAAATAAAGGAATAGGAGGTGGCAAATGGAAGTTGGCAGAAGCCTGGAACAGATAGACCAGAAAGTCAAGAAACTGAATGATTCAATAAGACAAACCACCTCTCAAACAAGAGAACTAGACAAAGCATTAAAACTAGATTCAAAAAATACCGAAGCATCGGCACAAAAAATGAAGAATCTAGAAACACAAATAGGGCTTGCAACCCAGAAAGTTGCATTGTTAAGACAGAAACAAATAGAAGCAACAAAAGCCTTTGAAAAGGGCGATTTGACAGCCAAAGAGTTCAATAAAATAAAGGTTTCTGTAATGCAAGCAGAGAACGAACTTGCAAAATACAATGTGGAACTAAAAAAGACAGCAGATGCACCAACAATTGAGAGAATCGACAGGTTAGAAAAAGGATTTGGAAAAGTAGATAGTGCATTGAAAAAGTCGCAACAAACATTAAGGACATTTTCAGCACTAACACTTGCCTTGATCACGACAATAACAGCATCAATAACAGCATTTACGAACCAAACAATAGCACTAGATGAACAGGCAAAGGCACTTGATGTAAGCATTGAAAAAATGCAACTTCAAAGGAATGTTTACAAGGAAATAACAGGAGATGCTGGGAACTTTGACTCGGCATTAACAAGCCTAAAAGGTGTTATGTCAAGCATAGCACTAGGAAATGGAGCAGGATACCTAAACATCCTAGAACACCTTGGAGTGTCAACCAAAGATCTCAATGGAAACACTAAAGAACTTGGTGCAGTATACGATGAAGTGCTACAAGCATTAGCAGGAATGGAGGACATTTCACTGCGAAATTCGCTTGCTTATGAGTTGTTTGGAGAAAATGCAATAAATGTGCTTGAAGTAATGCAAACATCGGCAGAAACAATAGATGAATTAAACCAAAAACAGCAAGATTTGGGCATAACGACAGAAGAACAAGTAAAGACAGCAAAACAGGTGCAAGAAACCTGGAATGAACTAAAATTCGGTTTTATGCAAGTAAGTGCAGAACTAGCCGAAAACCTATTGCCAATTATTCAAGTATTAAGTGAATTTGTAATAGAAAATGTGCTACCAATCCTAACATCAATAACGAATTGGTTTGGCAGCATGAGTCCACAACAACAAAAATTTACAATATTTCTATTGCTACTTATAGTGCTACTACCTAAAATCGTGTCAATAATCACTGCAATAGTAGGTGTGATAAAGGCAATAACAGTTGCAAGTTATGGAGCAGCAGGTGGTATAGGAGCAGTTTCAGCAGCAAGTACACCATTATTGCCAATACTTTGGGCAGTTTCGGCTGTAGTTCTTATTGTTGCAACTTTGTTTGCATTTTTAATAGGGAAAAGTACTGACTTATCAAGTACATTAAATCAACAAACAGCACAAATGGCAGACCTAGAAGCTCAATACTCAAGCATGGGCTCGGACTTTGATGTAAATACAACTCAAGTGAGTGAAAACGCAAACCATAGCCAGGTTGATATCAATGTAGACATCAATGCGACAGGAGATTCTCCTATAAGCCAAGAGAATGCAGAACTAGTTGCTGATTTACTGGCAGAAAGAATAAATAAGGAACTTGGAGGTAAGATCTAATGAGAAAGTTTTGGCTAGAAAATGAAAAAGGCAAAATCTGGAATCTAACTCCCAAGAATCCATACGACAAAAGAAGTAGTTTCTTCGGAGAACCGGAAGGTTTTGGAATTAAAACAAAAATAACATCATACGAAGTGGAAAATACATGCTTCATAGAAGAGGTAGAAACACAATCGCAAACAATAGTAGGCGACTTGTATTTTTCAGATTATGATCACTTCACAGCATTCGTGAACTTCGTAGGAAACATAAACACAAAAACACCAATGAAACTTTACTATTCAACAAATGGACATTCGCACGATAACCCATTAGAAAGCGAATGGTATAAGTTGGTGTTGATCAACGAATTAAAGAAAAGTGAAATCGATTATAAAACAGGTTTCCTAAAATGCGAAGTAAAATTTGCTTGCCTATCAAGATGGAAAAAGGATAAGCAAATAGTCCTTGAATTAAGTAGATATGGAGAACCACTCGTGTACCCATACTACTATCCTTACTACTATGGTGGTAGCAACAACCTTGCAGTAGACATAGATAACGAAGGAAACCTACCAACAAGTTGCATAATAAAGGTAGAAGCTGTAACCGACACACCATTTATAAGAATTATTCAAGATGGCGAAATACTAGACCAAGCCAAATACAACTTGATAGTAAAAGAAAATAGTTTCTTGCAAATTGATAGTAGTCCAAATAAACAGGAAGCAAGTTTATACACATTGGTTGATGGCGAATACATTAGAGAAGATGTGTACTACATAGGGGAAAAGGACTACACATACTCAAATTTCCTAACAATCCCATCAGGTAAATCAACACTTGTGTTTTCAGCAGTCAATACTGACTTTGGTAAGGTAACAATCAGTTATTCAATACAGAAGGAGTTGGTGTAATGGTTCATTATAGAATTTATGCAAGAAACACTTTGCAGTACATTGATGGTGGTGTTGTAAAGGACTACTCAATTGACTACGATATAATATCAAACAATACTAGCACAGCATCAATTATTGATACATCAATGGGATTCAAAGGCGACATAATTGCACTAATAAATGGCAACAAACTAGTGGAACTTGGAGTCATAACTTCCATAGATAACACCGAGCAAAAGATCTCGTTCAAGCATATGAAAGAGTTGTTCAATGACACAGTAATCAATGTCTTCAAATACACCAGTTTGCTAGGGAGAAAGTTTGATGGAGTGCAAGGACTAAAAACAATACTAACATATGCATTTATTGACACAGTGGATGCACAGAAGAAACTACCACTGGAGATAAGAACATTTGGCAGCGAATATAGTTGTGTTTATAGTGATGATGAAGACACAATCAATCTAGCAGATTTCATAGATTGGATGTTTGACACTTACAACATTTATTTAGATTTTTCAATAAACTTCGTAAGCAACAAAATAGTTTGTATGATTGCAAAGAACTCAACCGAAGGATACATCATAAAAGACAACATAAAATTGTCAAAACCACAATTTGATAACAATGATATGCCGACCTATAACAAGGTCGTTTTTTATAATGCAGATAGTGGATTGGAGCAAGGAACATACTACCTATTGGAAAACAACCAAGTAACGACAGATGCAACTGATAACAGAAGAGTAATGCCAACACAAACAAAGTATGTGACCTGGGACTCAGCTGATGCTGTGAAAGAGGGGTACACAATGGAAGAACAAGCCAAAAGCGAACTATGTGGCAACATTTTCAACCATTGCATCCTTTATAAACTAGCAAAAACACAAACAATGGTTAAGTGTAAAAACTTCCGCTATGGAGATAAAGTAACAATTGTCTATGAAGACAGAGAATATCAGTCAATTTTTACAGGACTAAAATACACAATGTACGATCCATACTACACATGTGTGTTTGGAAAAACAAGAATCGATTTCACTGATAGAATGAAAATATATAACGATAGAAGGTATAGGAGGAAAAACTAATGGGATACATCCTAAAAGGAATTGGAGATAGTGTCACAGGTAAAAACGAAATTGTTCCAACCTTTGATGCAAAGATCTACAATTTTTATAGCCAGATAGTTCCAGGTGTTGTAGCAAGCGAAAAAAACAGGTTTCCATTGACAATTATAGACAGGGGAATAATCGTTGGACCAGGAATGGCACATGCCTATGGCTACTTTGGATTAAGTGATGCACCTGTTCAATTCAACTTTGTTATACCGAGTAGCGGAACTCAATATTCAAAGGTCTATGCTGAATTTGACCTATCCGCAAGACCACAATCAATGTCAATAAAAGTAACACCACAAAGCGACACTTCAGTTATTGAACTACAACAAGATGATCTATCAGAAATTACAACAGGAATACACCAAGTTCCATTATTTCTAATTTCAATAGCAACTAGTGGAGCAATAGCATATACAGATTTGAGAAAAAACCTTGAAAGAATATCCTTTGCACAACATAGTTGGGAGGCAGATCATACACCAGAAGCTGATCATACACCGCAAGCAGATAACGCCCAAAAAGCACAAAGGTTAGTATTTACAACAGCAGCCCCAACAAGTAGTCCACCAGCAGGCACATTGATTGTATATACAGGTTCATCAACGCCAAGTACAAGATATGATAGGGTTTTATACCTTATCACAGTGTGAGGTGGATATGCCAGCATACTTTGGAGCAAAACAATTATTTAGAAATAGGTTTGGTGGTTCACCAATAAGAGAGATTTATTGGGGAAGTAAACAAGTGATGGGATTCACAGCAGCCGATTATAACGCAAATGAGTTAATTGGGGAAAAAGCCCAAGCAGGAGATTATCCAAACATAAGTGGAAATGGATCAAGTTTGTCGGTTGGAACAAACAACTATAATCCAGGATATGCATTTACAAGATACTATTGCGACCATATAAAAATAACGATGCAATATAGTGGTGGTTTGTCAGTTTTTGATGTTGATGGGAATGAAGTTGTTTCAATCACTGGAACAATTTCATTTAATTATTTATCAGCAAAATGGACAATAACAAGTAAATGTGTGATTAATGGTTCAACAGTGTTAGATACTACATACACTGGCACAGATACACCTGCAAGCAGATTGACTTACGAATTATACTTTGATAGGTCAACAAGACAATGGACATTATTATTTAATGGTGGCACATATCGTGGTGGGGTTCAAGAGTGGAAACCAACATACATGAGAATTTATTGCCAGTTTTGGTTTATATCATCAACAAGTGGAATAACATCAGTCAATGGATACATTTTTGTAAATTATATGAATAGAGCAAGGGGTTATCCTAACGCTAGGTAAAAGGAGGAAATATGCAAGGAATTGAAGTAACACTCAAAAGAAACAAGCAGTATGTTGCTGAAAATAAAGAAGAGTATGAAATCATTTCTGGGGAAAATAATGCAACTACGATCCTTGTGCATTTCCCCGAAGAGTATAAAGATTTTTCAAAAAGAGTAGATTTCAAAAACATAAAAAATGAGAAATGGAGTATAGGATTATACACTCCAGAAGATGAAACAAAAAAATATGGTGCAGATTTTGATAAACTAAATTTTGCATTTACACTACCAACTCCAGTCACAGTTAATGGCGAGTTGCAGATACAATTTGTTGCTTATTTAGCAGATGATACAGAAACATTTGTGCCTTTCAAATTGTTTAAAATAGTGGTTGAAGATTCAATAATGTATGTTAAGAAACAAGGATCTGAAAATCCAGACCTAATACTTCAAGCATACGAATATTCAAACATGGCATTAGAGATCTCAAGAGATGCATTTGATAGCATAGAAAACGCAGAAAGGGCAGCAACGGAAGCCGAAAAAAGTGCAAAATCTGCTCAAACAAGTGCAACATCTGCTCAAAGTAGCGCCACTAGTGCAAAAAATAGTGCTACTTCTGCTAATACAAGAGCAGCGAATGCTGAAGCTAGTGCAAAGGCTGCTCAAGAGAGTGCAGAGTATGCCGAGCAGGTGGCGGATAATGCAAATACAAAAGCAGACAATGCAGTGGCGACATCTAATTCAGCAAATACAAAGGCAGACAATGCAGTAAGCACTGCGAATACTGCAAACACAAAATCAACAAATGCAGTAAATACTGCAAATTCAGCAAACACAAAGTCCGACCAAGCGGTGTCAACAGCAAATACTGCCAACACAAAATCAGATAATGCAGTAAGCACTGCGAATTCCGCAAAAACAACAGCGGAAGAAGCATTAAACCAAGTTATTGAAAAAATGGGAACAAAAGTATTTATTGGCACTAGTGAAACACCAGAATCCAATATGACCTTTGAATCAGATCCACAAACACAGATAAATGATATAAAAAATAATACCACCATTGTAGCGAATAGCAGTGGTGGTTTTTCATGTGGTAGCGGAGCAACTAATGGAACAGGCATGCAATTTAAAGGTTATACAATCTGTGATGCAAATGGCAAAGTTCCTGTTGCTAGATTGGTAGATGCAATATACCCAGTCGGAAGTATTTATATGTCGGTAAGTTCAACAAGTCCTCAATCATTATTCGGTGGAACTTGGGTTCAGTTGAAAGATAGATTTTTGCTTGGTGCAGGTTCTACATATTCAAATGGTTCAACAGGTGGTAGTAAAGATGCAATAATTGTATCACACACTCATACAACGGTAAGTGCTGGTTCACATGATCACTCGTGTTCAAGTGGAGGTGCTCACTCACATGGATATAATTCACCAAGCAATAGGTCAGGCGACTATTTATCTGAATCATCAAATGGAACTGCCTGGAGAGGTAGTGGAGATGGTTGGACAACAGGAGAGGCTGGTAGCCACTCACATACGATTGGGAGTGGTGGTTCGCATTCTCATACAGTAAACTCAACTGGTTCATCTGGAACAGATAAGAATATGCCACCTTATTTGGTTGTTTATATGTGGAAAAGAACAGCATAGGAGAAAAAGGAATGAAGAATATAAAAATTATACTTAATGAGAACAAAACATTCACAGCAGAAAACATTGATGAAGTGAAGATTTTAGAAGATGAACATAATGCAACAGTTATAGAAGTTCATTTCCCAGAAGATTATGCTAATTATTCCAAAAGGGTTGACTTTCTCAATATAAGAAATGAGAAGTGGACAACATCGTTATATGCACCTGAAGATGAAAACAACAAGTATAGTGAAAACTTTGATAAATCCATGTTTAGATTTACAATACCTAGTGCAATGGCAAAAAGGGGAGAATTGCAAATTCAGTTTATTGCGTACTTGGTTGATGGCTCAAATACGATAGTGCCATTTCAAGTTATATTGGCAACAATTAACAAATCAATAATTTATGCAGTCAAGGAAGGTAGAGAAAACCCTGATTTGTTGATAAAAACATATGAATATAGTAACGAAGCTTTAAGAGTTTCAAGAGAGTCATTTGAGAAAATCGATAATGCAGAAAGAGCAGCATTAGAATCAGAAGAAAGTGCAAAACATGCAGAAAATAGTGCAAAATCTGCCCAAGCAAGTGCAACTAACGCACAAAATAGCGCAAACTCTGCAAATAGCAGAGCTATAAATGCAGAGGCAAGTGCAAAATCTGCTCAAACAAGTGCGGAGTATGCCGAACAGGTATCAGACAATGCTAATGCCAAATCAGATCAAGCTGTCGCAACATCAAATAGTGCAAATGTCAAATCAGACAATGCAGTTAGCACAGCCAATACTGCAAATTCAAAGTCAGACAATGCAATAAATACTGCGAATACAGCATTAAGTAATTCCGAAAACGCCATTTCTACATCCAACACAGCCAGTACAAAATCCGACAATGCAGTAAACACAGCAAACGAAGCTTTAGAAACAGCAAACGAAGCTTTGAACCAGGTAGTTGAAAAAATGGGAACAAAAATATTTATTGCTGAAAAAGAAGTCGCAGAATCGAGTGTCCATGTTGATGAAGACATACAAGAACAACTGAATAAAATAAAAAACAACACCACCATCGTATCAAACAGCAGTGGTGGTTTTTCATGTGGCACTGGAGCAACAAATGGAAAAGGAATGCAATTCAAAGGTTTTACAATTTGTGATGAAAATGGAAAAATTCCTGTGGCTAGATTGTTTGAAGCGATTTACCCAGTCGGTTCTATTTACATTTCAAGTAATTCTACGAATCCAGGAACATTGTTTGGAGGAACTTGGGAAGCTTATGCTCAAGGTAGAACATTGATTGGTAATGGAACGAGCGATCAAGCATTTAATGCAGGAGCAACAGGTGGTTCAAGCACTCACACTTTAACAACTAATGAAATGCCAAGCCATACACATACACAAAATTCTCATAACCACTCACAAAATAGTCACACTCATACATTTCATGGATACAATCAAACAGGTTATGTTAACAATATTGGCATGAGAACAGGTAATGGAACAAGTTTATCAAGTCAAATAGGTGGTGTTTTTGCAGGTTCAACTGATCCTGGACAATCAAATGCAGATGGATCAGGTTCGGGTGCTGTTAATATTAATTTTAGTATGACACCAACAGGATACAATGATGCCACAACTGCAACCAATAATGCTACAACTGCAACTAACAACAATACAGGTGGTGGTGCTTCACACAATAACTTACAACCATACATTGTAACATACATTTGGAGAAGAACTGCATAGTGGAGGTTTTATGAAAATATTATTAGAAGATTTAAAAACTGAAATAAAACAAGAAGATTGTGATTTTACCAAAGGGCAAATTATTGCCAAGGAAATGCAAACATTAAATGGTTCAGAGTTTCAATTTGTTTATAAACTATATACAAAAGAAGAATTGACAGAAATGGAAATTGAAGAATTGAAAAGATGGTTCGAAGATGAATATAGAGAAACATTTGAAAAATGTACTAGAAGAATTCAATTAAAAATTAAAATGTCAGATGGTTCAGATCCAAGTGAAGTCCTTAATAAATTGTATTTAGAGGCCGAAGAAAAAGCCAATATGATAAGACAACTAGAAAACTCAATAAAGGGAGAAATAAATGGTAGCAACAATAATTAGTGTACTCGCAAGCATCGTGTCTGGTATGGTGCTTTTTTTATTGCAACACTACTTCAAGAAAAGACACCAAGAAGAAGAGAAAAGAGATGCACAGCGACACAAAAGAGATGTGCTAGTGATCAAGAGTATCACAGCACTTGGCGACCTTACAGTAGCCAACTCCATTGCATTGAGAGATGGTAAAACTAATGGAGAAATGAAAAAAGCATTGCATGACTATGAAGAAGTCAATAAAGAAATGCTTGATTTTTTAATAGAAAATTCAGATAAGGGAGAATAAGAACTATGTTAGAAATTATTTGTGTGCCAGTAATCGTGGCATTAGTTTTCATTTTAATGGAAGTTTATAAGAAATTTATTGCAAAAGACAACGAAAAACTAATTCGTTTTATTCCACTAATCGCACTAGGATTGGGAGCAATCCTTGGCATAGTTTTTTACTTTGCCTTTCCATCAACAATTTCGGCATCCAACTGGTTTATAGCAATCCTAATTGGTGGTGCTAGTGGACTATCAGCAACAGGATGCAACCAAATTTTCAAACAATTAAAGAAATTTGGAATTGATGTAAAGGAAGTAAATAAAGATGAAGGAAATAAACAATAACCTTAATTACAAACTATCAAAAGGCATACTTGATATGCTATTAGAAAACAGGGTAATAACCCTAAAAGAATATGAAGAAATAGACAAAAAAAATAAGCTGAGTTTTGCATAAAAACTTGGCTTTTTTTATTTCAGTTTTCACTGGACTTTCCGTAGCGACTGCGGTATGTTTGTGTCTAACAAGGAGGAAAAATGCAAGATTTATCAGAAATGAAAAGAGTTTGTGGCTATGCCAGAGTCAGTACAAAAGCCGAAAAGCAAGAAGGCAGTTTGGCATCGCAAATCAAGTATTATAACGACTTGATAAACAGTGTACCAAACTACATCAACATGGGTGTCTATGCTGAAAGGAAAAGTGGTGCAAATCAAATTAAAAGATCACAATTCCTAGAAATGATTAAACAATGTAGAAATAAGAACATTGACATCATATACACAAAGACAGTGGCAAGATTCGGCAGAAACTCAAAGCAACTACTACAAACACTTGAAGAGTTATCAGAACTCGGTGTTCAGGTAATATTCGAGGTTGACAACATTGACACATTCCGAGATAAACAAAACATCAAAACCATTATTAGGTCATACTTCGCAGAAGAAGAACTAGTAAGAGATAGCGAAGCTACAAAGTTCGGTGTTCAAAGAAGAATGGAGCAAGGCAAGGTTGTGATAGCGAATCCGAACCCACTACTAGGATACAAATACGATAAGAATAGAAACCTAGTCCTAGTGCCAGAAGAAGCCAAAATAGTAAAGGAAATATTCGACAGATATTGCAATGGAGATAAACCAAGCAATATCATAAGATCACTAAATGAAAGGGGCATAAAAACATCAGGTGGTAGAGAATGGAATTATTGCAACCTAGCATACTTGCTGAAACAAGAGAAATACACAGGCGATGCATACTTACAGAAATACTTCTCGGATAACATGGGGCGAAGAATCAATCGTGGAGAAAAGGCTATGTATGTGGTAGAAAGATGGTGCGAACCGATAATCACACATGAGCAATTCGAAAAGGTAAAGCGAATAAGAAAATCAAGAGAACTCTACGAAAGAAAGCCAGGACACATACCAGAGTATGACATTTTTAGAGGGATTATGAAATGTGGTCAATGTGGAGCAAACTACAACAAACAAGCAAATGGACATAAGACCTTGAAGAATGGAAACAAAGAAAAGATAACCTATGATTGCCAAAATAGAAAGATGCATGGTGTTCACGCTTGCCACAATAGAATACAAGACCGACAAACCCTAGAAGATGCATTTGTAAAGGCATTCAACACAATGAAACAAATGATAGGCAAACAAGAGAAAAAAGCCATAAAGGACGAAGAAATCAAGCAAATTGATATGCAGATCCAAGAACTACTAAATAAAGAAAAAATATACATTCAAATGGATGTTAGAGGCCTAATGACAGAAGAGTTTGAAAATCAGAGACAGACACTTATAACAAAGGTTTTGAAGCTTGAAGACCGAAAAAAAGAGATTTACAAACACAACATAGACATAAGGCAACAAAGTGCCTATATAGACAAGTTCAATGAGATATTCAAGAGTTGCGACAAACTAGAAGAATTCAATGAAGAGATCTGCAAACTAATGCTAGAAGAAATAATAGTAATGAGCAGAAACAAATTGATATATAAGTTTAGAAATGGATACAGAGCAGAGATAGAAGTCATTGACTACTACCTAGAAAGAGATGAAATTGGGGAGGTGGAAATTTATGCTTGCGCCTAATGTAAGAGTGATACAACCAACAAAAATAATAGATGATACATCAATGGACATACTCAAGCAAGAACTACCAAAAAGGGTGTGTGCTTATTGTCGTGTATCAACAGATTCAGAAGAACAAAAAACGAGTTATAACTCACAAAAAACATACTACACAGACAAAATCAAGAACCATCCAGGTTGGATATTCGCTGGGATTTATGCAGATGAAGGCATAACAGGAACTAGCATGAAGAAAAGAGATGAGTTCAACAAAATGATCAAGGATGCACTAGATGGCAAAATTGACATCATACTATGTAAATCAATACCAAGATTCGCAAGAAATGTGGTAGATATCCTAAACATCATAGAACAACTAACAAGCAAAAGAATACCAGTTATATTCGAAACAGAGAACTTGAATAGCCTAGACAATAGTCAAGGAACAAGAATCCAAATAATGATGCTAGCAGCCAATGCTGAAGACTACTCAATATCATTAAGTGAATCAGTAAAATGGGGCAGAATCCGACAAATAGAACAAGGGAACTACCCATTCACAGAATGCTTCGGATATAAGGTTGAGATAAAGAAAGTAGGAAACAAGGTAGTAGAAAAAAAGATAAGAATAGATGAGAACGAAGCTGATGTCGTAAGATTGATATACACAACATACCTTAATGGCTACTCATATAGACAAATAGCAGCAATGCTAGAAGAAAGAGAAATACCATCACCAAAAGGAAAACCAAACTGGAAAAGCTCAACAGTGCAAGGCATACTACAAAATGAGAAATATAAAGGCGACTTGCACTTACAAAAGCAAACGACAACAGATGTAAAGTTTAGAAAAAGAGTGGCAAACACTACAGGAAAACAATACTACATAGAAGACCACCACAAAGCAATTATATCCAAGAGTGAATGGAACAGAGTTGCAAAGGAAATAGAGCATAGAAACAGCCAAAGGGGATTTGGAGAAACAGGAAGAAGTGTGTACACATCAAAATACCCATTCTCAAACAAGATTTATTGCTTACAATGTGGCAGTAAATTCAGAAGGTATGGCTACGACACAAAAGATGGAAAAGTGGCAACCTGGGTATGCATAAACCACAAAATCAAAAACAGCACATGCACACAACTCCAAGTAATAGAAAAGAATGTAGAAAATGCATTCATAGAAGCTTTGAATGAACTAATCACAGATAAGCACCAAGTCATAGAAACAGTGATCAACAACATAGAAGAGGTAATTAAGAATAGAAAGGATGAAATCACACCTGAAGAGATAGACAACAAAATAGCATTAAAACATAGGGATTTAATGGCACTAATTCAAACGATAGGAACAATGGACAACTACAATGAAAGTCAAAAGATTATGAACGAAATTGAGAACCTTAAAGCCCAAAAAGAAGATGCTATAAGAATGGACAAACAAAGGAAAAGAGATTTATACCGAACAGAAGACCTAAGAAAACTACTAGACAAAAGCCAAGTGTTTGATACATTCCAACCACAAATATTCAAGCAACTAGTAGACAAAATACTAATAGATGGAAACAAAGCAACATTCGTATTCACAAACCTAGTAAAGATCACAAAAATAGTAAAATAGCCATTAGGACATGCCTAGTGGCTTTTTTTTATGCCTTTCACTGGACTTTTAATTTTTTTGCGGTATTGTTTGTGTTGGAGGTGTAAAATGACACAAGAAGAACATGAACAATTTATAAAAGAAGGCGGAGCAACTTGCCAAGATTGTAAACAAAGAATGCTCAAAGCCGATGGGTGTCTATTCCCATACATAACAATAGAAGGCAAAGATTATAAGCGAGTAAAGTATGGAGATGAAGGCTGGAATAGCAGTAGAAGATGCCACGATTGTGGTTGCAAACCAGGACATATCCATCACCTCGGTTGCGATATGGAAACATGCCCACAATGTGGACTTCAACTAATATCGTGCGAATGCGAAATAGAGTGCGTATTCAAATTAAAAGATGTGAAATGGTAGGTGGCGGATAATGGAAGAGAAACTAGACCTAAACAAAGTGATAAAAGATGAAGTCGCAAGATTAAAGGAACTTTATAAAAAAGAGTACCTGGGATGTGAAGAGTTGGTTGACATTCTAGGACTAGGCAGAGAGAACATAAGAAACCTAATGAAAAGTGCAACATTCCCAACAATAAGAGTAGGAAAAAGAATTGTGATAAGCATCATAAACTTCGTGCTATGGGAAGTGAAAACTTGCTATCTAGGGGAATAAGATGCTAGATGTACTAAACTATCAAAAGCCAAAGAAAGAGTCCAACATAGACATAAAAAAGATACAAGAACACATACTTGAATTGCAAAAACCAAAGGACAGAAAGAAAAAAGATGATGCAAAGCCAAAGGTAAGAAAACCGAGTGAGAATCAGCACATTAAAACTAGAAGACCAAATGGTGCAGGTGCGGTGTTCTTCAGAAAGTATGATCAACGATGGTGTGGCAGAGTAAAGATAGGAATAGATCCAATATCAGGGAAAAATAGGTACAAGAATGTCTATGGGCATAGTTCCGATGAAGTAGTAAAGAAGCTTGCAAAGGTCAAAAATCACATTATGTTCTACGAAAATGAGTATGCATCAACAAGCAAAGTAGGAAAACTGATGAAAGATTGGTTGCTACTATTCAAAAAGAACACAGTAAGCTCAAGAACCTTTGATGGAATATTGAGAAATTATAAACTTCATATAGAACCAATTATTGGAGAATTAAAACTAAACGAAGTAGATAAGTATGTGGTCCAGGTAGTGATCAACAAGATGCACGACAAAAACTATGCAGTATGCACTATTAAAAAGGTTAAACAAACAATAGGACAATTCTATGAGTATGCAATAGAAAACGAGTGGGTGGCAAGGAATCCAACCACAAACATAAAGATAAGGAATGTTAACAACCAACCAAAGACAACCAACAAATACAAAGCAGTAGAGCCAGAGTATAGAGCAATAGTGCTTGATTTACTGGACAAAGATGAATACTCATACATGCGACCACTTTGCAAATTATTGATGTTCGGTGGATTAAGAATAGGCGAAGCTCTGGCGCTGAATTGGAAAAACATTGATTTTGAAAATGAAACAATCAACATAGAAAAGGGTATGACAGAGAACTACACATTTGATGAAGATGGAAATGTAACAAAGAGAGAAATAGTCATTGGAAGCACTAAAACAATGTGTAGTGTGAGAGAAATACCAGTGCCAAGCATAGTATTTGAAGAGTTAGCAAAATGGAAGGAATATCAAGAAAGCAAAGGGTTAAAGAACCTAACAGAAAGAAATTCCTTTATATTCGCTAACGATGATGGAACATTCAAAACCTATGACCATGTAAAGAAAAAATACGATAAGTTCAGAAAGAAATACAACGAAGAACTAAATGGAGTAGCATTTCATGGGTTGCGACACACATTCTCAAACATGCTATTTGAAATGAACGAAAACCCAAAGGCAATACAGCAACTACTAGGACACAAAGATGTAAAAACAACAATAATGGTCTATAATTCGGTCAATAGTGCCTATGTGAAAGGTACAACAGCAAACCTAGAAGAAAAGATCAACACGACATTGATAAACCAAGAGAACTCACTATAAAGTGAGTTTTTTTAATAAATTTGGCATAAGGTAGTACAAAATCAAAAATAGTGTGTTATAATGAACCTAGCAAGGAACTAATTAAATGGAATACAAGAGAGATAATAAGTTAAAGAAAGCATATCCATACATAATAATGGCTATATGCCTAGTTGCTATATTTATAGGGCTAGGTTTCTTTATCAATTACGAAAAATTCCATAGTCCTGCAATTCAAGGTCAAGAAGGTTGGTATGAGCCACTGGTTTATGTCACACCTTATGGAGAATGCTACCACAGAGAGCATTGTAGTTATATAACGACAAAAAGAGAAATCGGACTATACCAAGCACAGGATCGTGGCTACAGAGCATGTCAGCATTGTGGTGGCGGTTCAAGTGAAGAAATACTAGTAGGACACATAGAAGCTCGACCAGAAGAAAACAATTATTTGGCAGCATTTGGAATAGCATCAATACCAACATTGATTATAGGATTTATATGGCTTTGTGTCATATTTGAAAAGGAAGAAAATGAAAAGAAAATACAATCATCAAGTAGAGATAGTGAATGAGTCAAGCGATGAGAAGTTGTTTGAGTCCAACAAAGAGCCAATGCTAGAAATGATTAATGACTTGCTAGAAAATAACTTTGATTTTGACATCAACCTAAAAGTGCTAGTAAGAGATCTAGACACAAAGAAATACTATATGAATAATGAAACAGACTGTGGCTTTTCAACAATGGAAAAGGACACAGGAAAATTTGTTGTTTGTTTTTCAACAGAATCATTAAGGCGAGTAGAATATGACAGGGGCATTGACATAGGAATAGCAATACACCATGAACTTGGACACACATATGACCTATATAAAACAATGCAGAATAAATACTACAAGATAAATCCTTTACTAGCAAAACATAAAACAATGACAGATTTTGTGGTGGCAGAGGGTTGGTCGTTCTGGACAGAGTTCTTCGCATACTACTTCACATTTAAAACATACTATGATTGGCACAATTACCCAACATTTTTGCAACTAGTAAAAGGTTATGAGAAATTGCAAAATGACTATGCAAAACTACAACCAAGAATAGAAGTGAAGAATAAAGAAACAATAGAAATGGCAGAACAATTCATAGATGATGTTAAGGTGTTTACATACTCGGTAGCAAAGCACCTAGCAGGCTATGTGGCAGGAAAACCAAAGTCGTATAAATACACAGAAAAAACAAAACAAAAGCCAACATTCAAGAAAGTTGATAGATTATGCCAGGGTTTACTCAATAGGGCTGCTGACATGTTCAGCAACACATATGGAAAAGGAATGGCTAGAAAATTAGCAAACATAGGCGACTATATCATTAGGAATGTTTACATGGATTTTGATATAATGCCAGTGAAACATAAAGGACACATAGCATTTGCATACTATGTGAAAGATTAAGGGAGGGATAATATGATTCAAGATGCAAATAAAACATTTGAAGAACAAGAAAAGGTTTTGATAAATTACCTAACAAGAGAGGAAAAAGACATGTACCTTGCAATACAGGTAAGTGACACAATGGACACAGATGGTAGTGCAGAATATGAGTTGTCTAAAATGATGAGAGTAGCCAGAGGTAGAGAGCATGATGCAAACAATCCAAATTCACCACTATGTCAATGGGCAATGGAGATGTTAAGTAAACCATTACAGCACTGGCTAAAAAAGGCAGCGGAACTTGGTCATGTTGAAGCAAAATACGACTATCTAATTCAAATTGAATCACCTAGAACCTGGGATGAAGTTAGAAGTGGATATACAGAGTTGATGACAGAACACAACCATATCGACTCAATTGAGAGATTGGCATTTCTATATACAGATAAAGGTGCAATGAATAAACCACAGGTTGTACCAGAGCTTGACTATGAAGAAGCTAATGCATTATTGATGGTGGGAGTGAACTTTGGAGCTGAATGGCTTTACCATAAGGTTTTACACAACTATGATGAAATGATAAAACTAGGTAAAGCATCGGCAATAGATAAAGAATTGTTTATTGAAAAAACTGAGCCAACACTAAAACATGAAAAAATTGAATTGCCAAAAGAATATGAAAAAGCAATGAAGTCAATTTATAAGAGTATGGACTATAAGTGTATTGATTCAGTTAATGTTGAGAAAATAGCCAATAGAATAAACTTTGGAACATTCTCATTTTTCAGTTCTAAAAAGCCATCAAAAGATGAGTTAAAGCAAAAGGAAGTTGCAAAACACCTAAATAAATACATAGAAAACAAAAAGAAAGAAATAGAAAAATAGGAGGGATAATGGAGAAACAGCGTTGCTACTTTGTAATAGACATGAAATCGTTCTTCGCATCAGTAGAATGTGCTGAACGAGGCCTAGATGCTATGACAACAAACCTAGTAGTTGCAGATAACAGCAGAACCGAAACAACAATCTGCTTGGCTGTTTCACCATCAATGAAAGCACTTGGTGTTAAGAACAGGTGCAGATTGTACGAAGTCCCAAAGAACATTGACTACATAATAGCAAAGCCAAGAATGAAGAAATACATTGATTATGCTGCCGAAATCTATGGCATTTATTTGCAATACATAGATCCACAGGATATACATGTGTACTCAATAGATGAATCATTTATAGATGCGACAGATTACTTGAAAATGTACAAAATAAAGGCAAAGGACTTCGCAAAGAAGCTCACAAACGAAATACTAGAGAAACTAGGAATACCTGCAACAGTGGGCATTGGAACAAATCTATACCTTGCTAAAATAGCGTTAGATATAACAGCCAAGAAAAGCCCAGAAAGGATAGGTTGGCTGACCGAAGAGAAGTTTATAAAGGAATTATGGACACATAGACCTTTGACCGATTTCTGGGGCATTTCTGGGGGTATTTCGGCAAGGTTGAGCAAATACAACATTTATGATATGAAAGGCATCACACAATGCAATGAAGACATATTATATAAAGAATTTGGTGTCAATGCAGAGTTGATCATTGATCACGCCTGGGGAAAAGAAACTTGCCTAATGTCAGACATAAAGGCATACAAGACAAAGTCTAAATCAATATCAAATTCACAGATACTGCCTTGTGGCTATAAGTATGAAGATGCAAAGTTAGTAATGAGAGAAATGATACAAGAGGGATGCTACCGACTAACAAGAGAGGGCTTGGTAACAGACCTTGTGAACATGTATATTGGCTACCAAGATGACAAAGAGCATAGAGCCAAAGGTTCAAAGCGATTAAGAAATAGAACAAACATCTACTCACAAATGATAAACGATGTAGAAAACTTATTTGATAGCATAGTTGATAAGAACAAAAAGGTAAGGCAAATCGGTTATAGTTTCGGCAATCTAGCAGAAGAAGGAATGGAGCAATACGACCTATTCACAGATTATAAGGAACTAGAAAAAGAAAAGAAGCTCGTGCATAGTATACTTGATATAAAGGATAAGTTTGGCAAAAATGCAATATTGAAAGGTATGGATTATATGCCAAATGCTACTCAAAGAGAAAGAAACCAACAAATAGGAGGGCATAACGATGGAACGAATGAAGATGCCTAGAAGCAAAAGGGCTGCACAATTTGCACCATTTGATGCACTCAAAGGTTTGCATGAAGCTTTGAAATTAAAGGAATATGAACATGCAAGAGTTCAAAGAATTGATGTTTCTGAAGAAGAAAGTCAATGGATTTCAGATGTAGTGAGTAGTATAGAAAAATGCGATTTGATAGATGTAACATACTACAATGAAGAAGACCAACACTATCACAAAGCAACAGGAATAACAATACCACACTTTATTGAAGGATACTTGGAGATCTCAACCAAAGAAAATGGTAGAGTAAAAGTAATGATTGCGGATATAAAAGAAATTGAAAATAGAAGTAAACCACCAAGGATATAGGAAAAAATGAGAATACCATCTAAAATAGATTTTTCAGAAGAAGTTATAAAGGACAATATACAAGAGTTATTAAGGCAAGAGTATGTGAGCCTAACAGCAATACAAAGATACTTTAATGTTGGTTATGCTAGAGCAGGAAGAATAATAGATAAAATGTTTGATAATGGTTTTCTGATTGGAGAAAACACAGGTGTGCCATATAGTGCTAAATTCGACCTAGCGAAAAGACAACAAATTGAAGACTTTATACTGAAAGAGGTTATGGGTTTTTAACCAAAACAACTCAAAATACCCAAAAACTTGGGTAAATCGTGTAAGAATGGTTAAAGAAAAAAATTTTAATTTTTTCAAAAAAGCGACACAAATTTCAAAAGAGTGTGCTATACTTAATTTAGAATTATGGAATTAGGAGGAAACATGAAAAAGAAATTTTTAAGTTTTGTTTTGGCAATATGCTTGATTTTGCCTTGTGTATTTGCATTATCTGCCTGTGGTAAAAATCCACCACCAAGTGGACCAGTAGATTTGGCAGGGAAAACCATTGTTGTTCAAGCAGGGTCTTGTGAACTAGATTGGGATTATAACATTCCAATAACAAGCATTGAGCAAGGAGATAATGGATCATATGCCACA